CAATGATATTTAGACGTGCATTAAAACACGGATTGCCTAGAGCATACTTAAAAGATTATGGAGAGTTCTTAGAAACTAAAAAATGGAAGTGGGTAGATGATTTAGTTCTTACCTTACCGAACAAACAAAGATGTTTATTTACTCATGGTAGATCAGCAGATGTTTTAAAAGTATCTCAAACCAATGGAATGAATTGTGTGCAAGGACATTATCATACTAAGTTTGGAATAGAATATTGGGCTAATCCTGATAATTTATTTTGGGGTATGCAAGTAGGTTGTTTAATTAATCAAAAAAGCCTAGCTTTTGCTTATGCTAAAAATTTTAAAACACGTTTTATTATGGGTTGTGGTATGATAATAGATAGTCAGCCTAAATTATTTCCTTGCGTTTTAAATTCTAAAGGCAAGTGGACAGGAGAACTTGTATGAGTTTAGAGAACTTAAAAATAAGAATCAAACTACATGAAGGCTTTAGAGATACTGTTTACATGGACAGCTTAGGTAAAGCGACTATTGGATATGGTCATTTAGTAACTTACAAAGATAAGTTTGAAGAAGGTAAAAAATATTCAAAAGAATTTTTAGATGAGTTGTTTGAGGACGACTTTCAAAACGCTGTAGATCAAGCAGATTACTTTATTAAAACCAATGAACTAGAAATATGTGATACCGCTAGAGAAGTTATTATTGAAATGGTGTTTCAATTAGGTATTGGTAACGTCAATAAATTTAAAAACATGATTAAAGCATTACAAGAGAAGGACTATGTAACTGCGGGTGATGAGATGATACAATCTCGTTGGTATAAGCAAACTAAAGAAAGATGCCAAAAACTTGCAGACATAATGAGGAAGTGTGAATCCTAAAGATAAACAGGTCGGTGGTAGTCATTACCAATTAGAAATCCAGCCAACAGAATACATCTATAAAAACAATCTTGATTACCTATCAGGCAACGTGGTAAAGTATATTACTCGCTGGAATAAAAAGCATGATTGCTTAGATAAACAGTTAGAGGATATTGATAAGGCAATACACTATTGTGAGTTATTAAAACAACTTATAATAGAATCAGAAAAATAAGCCTTATTTAAGTTTCAGGAATGGCAAAACGAAATAGTAATTGATTTTTTCTGTTTCGTTAAAAAATAGGGGGTCTATGAGCGTTTAAATGGCATTTTAGACGTGATTTAGAACCCTAAAGAACAAAGGACGAACTATGTGGTGGAATTTGATAGGAATGGCAGTAAAAACAGGTGCAGAAGTCTATAAGAATAAAAAGGAAGCTGATAGACTAGAATCTGTTGCAAAAATGCAACACTATCAAAAAATGGCTAGTGGAGAAATAGAGTACCAAGCCAAAGTCATAGATAATCAAAATCAGGGGTGGAAAGATGAGATAGTCCTCGCAATAGTTATTTTACCCATTATCGTAATTGCTTATTCAGTATTCTCAGGAACGCCAGACGCTAAAGAAAAATTAGATTTATTTTTTGAATATTTTAACAATCTACCTGATTGGTATGTTTGGCTAACAGTTGGTATCTTTGGAAGTATTTATGGATTAAAGCCTACTGCTGATCTATTTAGAAAGAAATGAACTACGTATCAGTAACAGTGGTGTTGAGTTATAGAAACCTCTCCACTTTTGAAAACGAGTTGACCGCTTTCAGTTTGGAAGATACTACTGATTTCGTAGCTACTAGAAACTTCATTAATAGCCTTAAATCTAATAATCGTTATGAGATTATTTGTTGTGAGTACGAAGTTGAGCCAATGGAGTTTACCGAACCAACCGATCCCAGAATAGTTAATACTGTTCATTAAATAGGTAGAACGTAATACTTATTACCTTCGTGATATTGTCTAATTTCTGATTTAGGTAATAGTTCCATGATCTGGTTAATTGTTTTGATAACCATTTTATCATTAAAGCAAAAGCAAATATAATATTGAGTGTATTTAGGATCACACATTACCGATTCCCAAGCACAGTATTTTTTTATATCTCGTATTTTGATTTTATTAGATGCTTTAATTTCTGCGTAAAATTGGCGGTCTTTGTTGTAACAAAAATAATCAGGCTGAGCAACCATAAGACCAAGACGAGTCCAATGTGGAATAGGTGATTCAAATAAATTTTCATCTGCGTTGAGGAGAAGTTTTTTGAAAGCATATCCTTTATCACGGCAATAATCCTCAAACCTTTTTTCTGCAAATCTTGGATCATAGTTTTTAACTCTATCATTATAGTTCTCCATGTTTAGTTTTCCTTTTGGGTAGATTTTCTTGTCCATGTTCTAATACTGTTTTGTAGTAAAGCGATTTGTTTTTTAAGTCTATCTATTTCTTCTTTAGATTCTTGTAATTGTTTTTCTAGGATAAGAATATTATTCTGCTGGGATTCTATAATCCATTCTAAATCCTTATCTCCTCTAAACTTATTATCCATTAGTTTAAATGTTTCTGTGCCGAAATATAAGACCTCATGTACTCAACATAAGATACATAGTTATTAAACTTAGCTTTAATTCTATCATACTCAGATGATGCTATTGCAAGTCCTTCAATATGTTTTTTATAATCTTGTTGAATGTAAGCGTGTTTCTCAGCTTCAGCCATTGAGCAATTATATTTATTCTTAGCTTCTAAACATAGCTTTGAGAATATCACTTTAGTATTTGAGTCTAACAGATTGTATTTGTATTTAGCTTCAGACATTTCATCAGCTAACTTATCCATTTCTTGTTTGATTGTTTCGGGGTTTTTTAGAGCAAAAGATTCCATAGTCCTTCCTACACTTTTTGGTTTAGTTACTTAGATATATTCTGGGTATCTAAGTTTTTCTGACTTCAACTTTTTAAGAACTTCTTTTAACTCTTGTTCTTTATGTAAGCACTCTAAAGTCCATTCAGAATCTTTAGCGTATTGAGTTAATAACTCACTTACTTTCTGTTGAAGTTGAAAGAGATTCTGCATCTGCTTTCTCCTTTTTTTTAATTAAGCTGTTTACCAACTTAATATTTTTTACCTCATATTTATCAAAGCTGACAGGTGCATCAGCATTATAGGCAGCTTCAACATTCTCATATTCACACTCAAAAGTAATATCAGCGTTAAAATGATATTGTTTAGTTACCATAATTTTATTGTTATCATCATTCATATTAAAATCAAGGGTTGTAGTGCCAAGCATTTAACAAATCAAAAGGGGAAGAACCAACCGATAAAAAATCTAAAAAAGGTTGGATAAGACTTGGCACTACTGAGTTCATATTATTTTGTAACCTTATTGTAAAGATCAATCACATGAGCGATTGTGGACTCATTGATCTCATCTACTTTAAAGTTACCGGCACGAATACCAGCCTGTAACATACCCTGTACCCAAATGGTCATTCCTTTGGTATCTCGGGTATTATCCTTTTCGTATTTAACTGGACTAAAATCAGTTGGCTGTTCTGCTGGTGCATTTAACCATTCTCTTTCTGATTGGGGTAGTGGATCGTCCATACCTTCCGGCATAACTTGTATTTTAGGATTTTTATTCTCATCAGTTAATACAAAGTTAGCACCTGATTTTTTAGATACACCATAGTGCAGACTAACCTTATCACCTTTTTTACATACAGGTGTAATCGCAGACCATAATGTAGTTTCTACATCATCTACTATGATTTTAAAGTTAGGGAACTTACTTGGTTGTCCATCTCTAAGTCTATTGTCAAAGATGGCTTTTACTGTGCCGAATATATGTGGCATTATTTTTCTCCTTGTTTTGGTTTAAATTTTGGATTTAAGAAATAAAATAAATCTATACATGATTTAGCTGTTTCAATAGATTGATCGTTTAAATCAAAAGTTTTGATATTTAATTTACCTTCCTTAGTGCAATTTACTATAACACCTTTTGTAATATTATAATCTGTCATTTCTTTAAGACATAAAAAATAACAAAAAATTTGTGCTATCATTGATGATCTAATGCCTGACGAGGTTTTCCAATCATAAATAATATACTCGCCTTTTCCATTTTTAAACAAAGCATCTAATGTTCCAGTAAATCCATATTCTCTAGATAGAACTTTTTTTTCTGTCCATATTAATTCAAGACCTTGTTGTTCAGAATACCATTCTTTAAACTTATCAAAAGATTTTATCATTTGTTGATTGGTAAATTTAGGCTCATCACCATGCTGAATATAATTTTCAATCGCATCATGTACATGACTACCTATAACTCCACTAGAATTTAAACTTTGTTTATGAGCAAACTTAATAAGTTCAAAATATTCCATTAATTGTACTTCGTCATAACTTTTACCAGCTTGTATAAGTTCTTTAAATTTATTAGCTGATTCATTTGCAGACCATTGAACTAATGGTGCAGAAGGAGTTAACAACTTAGTAATTGTTGTTACTGATGGTCTTTCTAATTCTCTCCAATAGTATTTATGTGGTTTAGGATCAAAATATATAATCTCTGATGTTTTGTCCTTAAATTGTATTTCGTCTTTTATCATGCCTTCTCCTTTAATTTGTTATATGTAGTAAGATTGTTAAAAAGATTTGGAATAAAAGTAAACAACTAATTATCCAACACCACATCAGAAATGTCTTCATCTCCTATCTCCCTATAGTAAGTGTTTATGGGTTTATACATATCTTGAATTGGTACTTGAAAGTAATCTGCCAATATTTTTAATTTAGCACTTGATACTTGATTGGTACCCTTTTCATATTTTTGTATTTGTTGAAACGTACAGTTCATAGCTGCTGCCACTTGAACTTGCGTCAAACATTTTCTACGAACTTTAGAATAACTTTCCTTGTATAGAAAAGTATTGGTTCTAATCTTTTTAAGATTATCTGCTATTATTTGATTGATTTGTGTTTCCGTCATTTTGCCTTTCCTGTTTGTTTAGTTCACGTTCAAGTTTATTAAAAATATTATAAACGCAGACGTTATCTTGTATATCTACCCATGAATCAAGACTACCATTCTTAATGCAGTAGCTATACGTTTTTAACAAATGTCTTAATACATTTATCTCACTAGTGTTTTTTGATTGGTATGACCTTAGCTTCATTTTTACGTTCCTTTAGTTCTTTTTGCATTTGTATTAATTGCTCAGTTACTTCTCTAAGCACATCATATTCTTCACCTTTAGAATCTGATAATTCATGTAAAGCATGAAACCTACATATCTTTTCTAAAAGTACTTCGTATTGCCAGTATAGTTTTTCTTTGTTCATTTTGTTTCCTTCCTATTTGTTTATTATACTATGACCTCTACCACTTAGGCAGTTGTCCATATATTTTTTTTCTTTGTATTCCATCTTAGGTACTATGAATAATGTTTGCGGTCTGATAACCCAATTATGAACATAAGCATAGCCTTCAACAAAATAGTTTACATTCTCATCAACAATATTTCTACATATCACTAAATCATTGGTGAGTTGTTCTGCTCTTGATTTGTCAAACGTACCTGAACGTCCAACAGTATCAACTTTTGGATTGTAAGCACAATTAGTTAAAGCTAAACATAAAATAATTACCTTCCATTTCATATTATTTATCTCCAGTTAATTGTTGCATCATTTGTAAACAAACTTGCGGATTGATATACATAAATTTATTTAAAGTTTTTTTTTGTTGTTCAACAGAACCTAATAATTCAAATTCTCCTGTTTCCCAATTAACTTTAACTTTGCCTTCAGATTCTAATTGTTTGAATCTTTCTTTAACATCTTGTTTCATTGTTTACCTTCCCTTAGTTTTGTTATTATTTTTTTAAACTTTGTAACTAATTCATGGTTATCTTTCAAGCCACTATTAGTTAGATGCTCTATATATTTTTCTAAAGCATCAATCGTTAGTTCTTTTTCTACTAACGTAAGGTTATAGTTTACCATTGTTTTCTCCTTCCATTATTTGTTTGCGTAATTTTTCTAAAAGTTTTTTATCTTTAGTAGTCGTAAAGCCACGTCTTTTTTCATTCTCTAAAATTTTTACGTAAGTTTCACGATACAATCTTTTGATGTCTTGCAAAGTTGTCATTGGTTTCTTTCAACGATTGCAGCTATTGTCATACATAATAACATAAATGTACCACAGATAATTAAAGCACCCATTATATTATGTCCTTTCTTTTTAGTGTTTTTAAAATATTATTTGGAACAATCATGTCTGCATTTATTTGTTTTTTCCAATATTGTTCAATTTGAACTTTGATTAAAAGTTTTTGACTACCATTTAAAACAACTTCTGGATCAGAATATAAATCTTTAGCAGTATAAAGATTCCATACTCTATCACCTAGTTTCTGTTTTTCTTTTGTAATGTTAAATCCTAAATATTGCATATCTACCTTCCTTGTTGATTTGTTATAAAAGTATTTAACCAAATATTAGAATATTTTGCAATAGTTATTTTAACTAATTAGTTGAATTATTTTTAGTGTTGCTATTATGCAACATATAAGTATTAGCTATAATTGTAGCCATTCTTTTGCCTTCCAAGAGTGGCTACGCTATAAGAACAAAGTGCGAACAAAAAAAAAATTAGTTAAATCTTTGAAACATTTAAAGTTTGTAGCCGAATATCCTTGTATAATTTGCGGCACTGATTCGGTTCAGGTTGCACATATTAGATCATTGCCTTCTGCTTCAATAGGTTTAGGCAGACGTGATGACAGGTATACAGTTCCTCTATGTTGGAAATGCCATGCACTACAACACACAATGAATGAAAAAGAATTTTGGAAAATTTATAATATTAATCCACTAAAAGTTAGTTATGATTTATGTTTGAAAAGTAGTTGCAAAAAGGTAAAAGATTTTAACGAATCAACTGATTATTTTAAGGAAGGTAAAGATGAAACAGGGCTGGATATTATTACATAGACGTATCTATCAAAGCAATAATTTTAGAAACGAATTAGACAGATCAATATTTATATTTTTATTATGTCAGGCAAGTTACGAACCTGTAACAGTTATCTATCGTAAAAAGAGAATAGCTTTAAATCGTGGCGAATTATTAATTACTTATGGTGATATTGCTAAGAAATTTGGCATTTCAGTGCAGAACGCTAGAACGGCAATTAAACACTTAAAACTAACAGGTACTCTAACAGTTAGTCTAACACGAGGTTTAATGCGAATAAGCATTGAAAAATATATAAAATATCAAGATATTGATTCCAAGAAAACAACTAGATCAACAGGGAGTCTAACTAACAGAAGAAAGAATACAAAGAATACAAATAATATATATACTAGTAATATAATAAATATGAAAAAAGTAGATATTAAGTCTAGCATACCTAGATTGAAAAGCCTTACTAAAACCTTAGAAGATAACAAAGATGAATTTCAACGTGCCGCAGAAAAAGGTGGTCATTGGGCCTACGAGCAATTAGTGAAAAAAAGACTTGCCGAAGAAAACGAATAAGTTTAAACCTAAATCATCTAAATCAATGTGGGTTTAGAAATTATAAAACCAATTTAATGGTTTTTTTGATTGGAAGGCTAGGTAGGTTTTTAAAAGTTACGTTTTACCCTGCCTAGTCTTTTTTAATTTAGAGAGGAGTCTAATATGCCAAAAGGTTATATGTCTAAAATGGGTAAGCCTGTTAAGAAAAAGAAAAAAAAGAAGAAAAAATAATGCCGCCTAAAAAGAAAAAAATGGTTTGGGAAAAAGCAAGGCCCAAGAAACTTGGAAAGCCTAAATCATTTAATAAAAAATCTAAAAAATATAAATCAGTTAAAAGAAAAGCTGATAAGTTATTTGGTAAATCAGTTAGTTTGGTTAAGAATATATTTATTAGCCGCATGGTTAAAAAGAGAAAGAAAAAATAGATGGATAAATATACTAAAATAGACCCAGACTTTGCACCTGAAACCCATACAGTAGGAAATACATCAGCACAATCAGGTGTCATTACAACAGGATCAGGTAGAGTTAGAATTGCTGTAACAACTCATGCACATATTAAATTTGGTAAAAATCCAACTGCTACTGAAGAAGATTTTTTAATGCCAACAGACCATGTAGAAATATTTGAATTTAAGTCAGGTGATAAAATAGCTTTTATTGGTCATGGTGCTGGTAGTGGTGAAATCAATATTGCGGCAGTAGACTAATGGCTATTACAACTTCATCAATGTTATCAGAATTATTTACTAAACGATTTGGTAAAGGTAAGTACAAAGTATTAGGAAAAGGTAAGAGTTACACAAGGCGTAAAAAGAAAAAGAAAAAGTAATGCCTAGAAAACCAACTAGCTTATCTTTTGGGCATAGGAAGATAAAAATAAAATACATTCCCCACGCAACAGCACAAAAAAGAAAGATCATGGCAGAAGTTGATCCAGATACGAACACTATGTATATTGATAAATCTTTAGACCACGCAACAACAACAAACTGTATTCTACATGAGATGATGCACATTATAGCAGATCATTATTCGTGGGAAATACCAGCTAACCATGAAGAACTCGTATGTGAAACAGGTATCAATGGTATTTGCGACTTACTCTCTCAAAATAACAAGCTACTAGAATATCTTGCAAATAGTTTAAAAAAAGATTAATCCATAAGTTTACGATTACATACTCGGTTAATTATGGATAAAAATAAAGCACTAGTACCCGTTAAGACAGGCAGACCACCTTTTGAATTTACGCCTAAAGTCTTAGATCAGATTAGAAATATGGCAAAAATAATGTGTAACAAACAAGAAATTGCCACAATTATTGGGTGTTCACATTCTACTATAAATAGATCAGAAGAAGCCTGTAAAGCATTTAACGAAGGGGTTGCTTTGGCAAAAGAAACCATAAGAAGAACACAATTTAATATTGCTACTAAATTAAACTCTGCTCAAATGGCTATGTGGTTAGGTAAAGTCTATCTAAGACAAGACAAAGATGATGAACAAGAGGATTATAAACCATTACCATTGGGAGATGTGATTGACTTGTAAAAAGTGCGATTACTGTAAAAGAAAAGCAGATGTACTTGTAGAAGGTTTATATTGGTGTGCTGATTGCATGATAGCTAAACTTGGTATATGGGTAGATGATTATGGCAACATACAAAGGAAGAAAACTAAACAAACCATTCAGAACTCCAAGTGCGAGTAAGAAGTTTGGCG